AGGATATATTTAACCCCGTCGCTGCCAGCAGGCCGGCAAAGGAGCAATACCCCGTCGCCGGCTTTGAGTGGGGAACGATAAACCGAATCTCCGTGTTTCAGCCCGATGCAGTTGTCTGTAAGATAAAAATCGTCCGCTTCCAGCTCCAGCTTTTCGCTGATCCTGATTTTCAGCGGGGTCGTCGACGAAACCGTTCCGGTCTGAAAGCCGCCCCGCCCTGTATGGTCAAGATACGCCCGGATGATCCGCTTGCACTGATCCACGTCCACAAGCAATTTAAAGCCCCCTTTAAACCAATTTAAAATCCGCTTTTACGGTATGGGAGATGTCTGTAAAAGTATGTACCGCCTTGGTACACAAAAGGAATTTCTTAATTCCGGCGCGCGGAATATCGACATAGACCATATAACCGGCCCGGACGCTTTTATCGCCGAGCACTTCCACACCGGTCAGCTTCTGCTGCACCTTATTTTTCAAACCCAGCAGCGCGTCGGATTTTGCTTTTGCCTGCGCGGCGTTTACGGAATCATCCAGCTTTTCATAGTACTGCAGCAGACCCCACTTTTTTATGGTGCTGCTGTCTTTTGAAATGTAGACCTCACGCTTGCCGGTGTCCTTATTGTCGCGCACCAGCTTGATCTGGTTGTAAGTCTCATCGTCGATCCCGCGCTCATAGCTGTAATCGTTTATGTTATTTCCGGTGCTGACCAGCAAGTCTGAAATAGTGGATTGTACATTCCTCAGCACAGCCAGCCCATATTCGTCTTTGATGTAATAATACTTTTGAGTGCTGCGGAGCGTCAGGTTGATGCAGTCGGAAATCATATCCAGAACCACCTTATCGTCAAAAGGGGAAAGACTGCCGAGATTGTATCCGGTGTCCTCAATGGTTCCGACCTTCAGACCGAAGTCGGTAAAAATCTGTCGTGCTGCCTGCGCAGCGGACTTGTTTTTAAAACTGTAGGTGTCCTTTGCCTTCAGGTACCGCAGCTGGTCATAGGCGGTTATTTTCGCGGGATCTCGGTTGCTGAAACTGTTTTTGAAAATGAACCCCTTGAAATAGGGATCGCTGTCATATTTTATGCTTACAGCATTACCCTCTGCCGGCGTCACGACGTCGTTTGGCAGAATGCTGAACGTACATACCCCGGCCTGATTGATATTGTCCGTAAACTCGACAGAATCAACAACCTGTGATATGTCGAAGATGTCCCCGCTTGCCGCTGTCAGTATGGCTTCCAGCATTGGCCTCCCTCCTTAAGGTATTACCAGCACCCAACCGGGATAGATCAGGTTCGGATTCTTGACTTTGCTTTTATTGGCGTCCACAATTTTGGTGTACTGTGCTCCGTTTCCATAATATTTTTTTGCTATATTCCAGAGACAGTCCCCGGACTTCACCGTATAGGTTCTGGTCGTGGGGGCCTGTGCGGCCCGAACCGGCTGCGCACTGGCGAGAGCTTTCGGAGCGGCGGCCACAGTTTTCATAATCACGACGCGCTTGACTACCGGGTCTCGGTATTCCTTCAGCGACAGGGTGTAATAATACTCGTTTGTTTCACCAAAATGCTGAGACGGCTCAAAGCTTTCTATGCTGCACAGCAGATTAATGTCCACGCCGTCTCCGGTGATAATCAGCCGGCCCGGCAATGATTTTTCCATTAGGCTGTATATGTTGTCCACATAAGTTTCCGCCGCAAGAGGGGAGCTGGTAGTGGAGAACGGATACACGTTATCGGTGAACAGGCTTTTGATACTGAGTTCCTTCAGCTTACGTTTCCCGATCACCGTTATCTCGCCCAGGTCGACAATATTATACTGCTTGTTGTCGCCCTGAACCTTGATCGTAATATCCTCAAAGGGATTGACGGGCAGCTGAACGCCGTTAAAAAAGGTTTTAATCATCCGCTGACCACCTCATCAATACCGGACAGTCCCGTTTCAATCTCACTTTCGGTTTCATCGTGGATTTTTGCTTTGATTTCTTCCCAATCCTCGCCCTTTTTAACGTCGTTTTTAATGCTGAGCGCCCCACCGGAATAATTGAGATAATAAATGTTGTTGCTGCTGTTGGCGCTGTTGCGCAGAGCATTGGCATCCTGCTGGGACAGCTGCAGATCGTTTGCCTGTTCGTAGCTTAATGTCTGATAGCTGTCAAACCGGCTCAAGGCCGCTGCTGCCGCGATGTCGTTCAGATATTCGAGGCTCTGATCGGAAATATCAACCGCATCGCCGACTTTGCCGACCTTGTCAATTTTGCCCCCAGTCGGATTTTTATAGGCGGTGCCGTAATTCTGTGTTTTACCGGTGCCGGCTCCCGCAGCCGATTTATTCAGGTTTGCCAGCTGATCCGAGAGGCCGGTAACGCTGTTCATGAGGCCGCCGACTTTGGTGTCAATTCCTTGACCAACCTTATATCCGGAATTGTAAGCAGTGCCATAATCGACCCGTGAGCCGAGCGTTGGCGCGTTTCTGTCAATGGTGATTGCGGTATCGTTTTTACCCCATGCAAGAACACTGTCCTGCAGAGAAGAAAGACCCGCCGTCCAGTTTGTACCAAAGATGGCGTCAATAATTTTGGTGACTACTTTTCCAAGGGATAAAAACCATGAAATGATTTGACCGATCAGATTCGCGACTGCGTCTCCGAAGCTGTTAAACCCGCCGTTTGTAACATTCAAAACCCATTCGATGATTCCCAGGTACGGTTCCACAAATATTGTCCAAATCATCTGAATGATTGCGTTTAATACTCCGATGACAGTATTCCAGATAAAAGCGCCGGCAGCGGCAAAAGCGCCGCAGATCACGCCGGTGGCCGAAATACTGGAGCCGGTTGCCTGATTGATCGCGCCGACTACGGCGTAGATAACCACAATGAGCAGGATGACCGCCGCGATGATCCATGTGATAGGGCTGGCCAACATAGCTGAATTTAAGCCCCATTGGGCCGCTGTCTCGGCTGCAGTGGCGTCCGTCTTTGCAAGGGTAGCTCCTGTCATGACGGCCTTTGCTACAGCGCCAGCAAGTTCAATACCCTGAGAAATAATATTCACCGCATTATAAATCAGATTTGCAGCAGTGGCAATTCCTATCGCCGCTGCGATACCCCAAAAGATCGGGCCGATCCACGACCAGTTGTCCGCGAAGAACTGATAGGTATTAACGCCGAGAGTGAAAAACCACGAAAGCACGTTCGCGGCGGTTGTAAGGCCGGCTGCGATATTGTCCATCATGGCGGTTCCCTGCGGCGTATTCAGGTAGGCGGTCATCTCCTCAATTTTTTGAATAAGGATATCAACCGCATGACCCGGCTGGGAAAGGTAGTCCATCAGCTGACTCATGTCGTTGCCCATGATTGTCGTGGCCTGTCCGAACGTCATCGGCATTTTTGAAAACTGCTGATCCAGTGTCGAGGACTGCGCCATGATGGAGCTGACCACTACGTCGGTGGTCAGCTTTCCGTCTTCAGCCATACTTCGCAGCTGGCCTTTTGTAATACCCATAGATTTGGTCATCATTTCTGCGAGGATCGGCGCGTTTTCCATAATGCTGTTGAATTCGTCGCCGCGAAGGACGCCGGAAGCAAGGCCCTGATTTAACTGAGTAATTGCCCCAGCCGCTTCCGAAGCGCCTGCGCCGCTGACCACAAGTCCCTTGTTAATGGTTGAGGCGAATTGGATTGCCTTTTCGTTGTTATTTTTGAAATAGTCCTGGCGGCCCATTTGAGCCACCAACGCAGCGGTAGCGGCGTAAGATGTCCTTGTCGCGTTTGAAGCAGCCATTACCTTGGCTTCCAATCCCGCCTGGGTCTGAAGGCCGTCGTTGATCAGGCTAAGCCGGGCGTCCACGCCGATGCGCTGATCCGCTTGGCTTCCAAGCCGGCCAACGCTCTGCAGGGCGGTCTGCATCAGCTGAATGCCATTGTTGGCAACGAGGATTGCCCGGCTCAGGCCGCCGAAGCTGGAAGTAACAGCGGCGACCGTTTTGCCGTGGTTTCCCGTTTTTTGAAAATTGTTGTTCAGTTTATCAAGCTGCTCGTTCGTGCGGAGAACTTCGGAACGGACTCCCTCGAAGCCTTTATCCACATTATCCATTCGGGAGGACATCTGAAGGTCTTCCATTCCGCGAACCAGCTTATCGACCGCGGCGGTCAGATGATCCACCGATGTGTCGGCGGCCCCGGCTTCCGTATGGATTTCCGTGAAGGGCCGATCCATGTTCGGAATAGTCACCGCGCGGTTAAGCGTGTCGATTGAGGCGGTAAGACGGCTCATCGCGTTGACGGCGTTGTCAATTGTCTTTGAAAATCCATCCTGTAAATCCAACATGGAAGATACGGTTGCCAAGGTTATCGCCTCCTTCTGCTATGGTGAATTTTTGCGGCATCCATTTTATCCTGTCTGACCTTTTCATCGATAAAAGCACACACAGCGGTACGCTCATACCAAGGCAAGCGGAAAAGTTCTCCGGGAAAGCGGTGAAATTTTACCAGCGTGTAATACGCATAGTTGGTTTCCGCATCCCCGGATTTCAGGAGTTTTTTACTTCTTCCTTTACCGTTTCAGCCTTTTCAGCGTCAAACCCGTTGATTTCATTGATGGTTTGCAACAGGTTTGTATGTTCTCCGGGGAGCAGCATTGCCTGCACCAGTGCATCGTCACTGACTACGCCGTAGCTTTTCTGCAGATCTGCGTTCTTCAGGTCGGGGAAAACCACGCAGGCCGCAATGACCTTGTTTGTGTACCTCTGATTATGAAATTTTGTGGTCTGGCGTCCTTTAAAGATGCTGACGGTCGTACAGTCTTCCTTGATTGTCGCGTCTTCTTCCTCGGTAATCGCACGGATCTCCCACGGAATCGATTTTCCGTTTTCCTGAAAGCGCTCGCTTACAATGATTTTCTGATTCTCCGGCTTGATTGCCTGATCTCTAAAAAATGCGGAAAGTGACATATCATTTACCTCCAAAAATTATGAATTGAATTTTTCCAGCAACTCCACTCCATCGAATGTGAAGGGAAGCTCCTGTTCCAGCAAGCCGTCGTCGCTGTCGAGGTTTGCAAAGTCGATTTCATCAAAATTGCACCCGGTCAAGACCTTTGTCTCCCGGCCCCATGATGTGCTGGAATCTTCGTTTGTCAGCTGCAGGGAAAAATACCGGTCTGCACCGCCGTTCGCGTAATCCACAAACATTTCTTTAAAAAGGCTTGTTACGGCGTTGATTGTCAAAGTTCCGGAGCCAGACCACGATGTGGCCTTTTTGCCGACTGAACGTTTTCCGATTGATTTAACGTCTTCCTTGTTCTTGCTCATTTTTGCTTCGATCTTTTTGGCAAAAAACAGGTCGTAGTTTCTTCCGTCGATTGTTACAAAGGCAGTGCCTTCGTTGCTGCCGATTGCGTTCTTCTGGTCAAATTCTAAAGCCATGGCTTAATCGCCTACCCTTCTACCACGATGGTGTTGTAAATTGCTTCAATCACGTCCACCGGGCGAACGGCGTAACTGACTACCATCGCGTCGATCAGATCGCCCTGAGAGACCGTGATATCGTCCGGAATAACGTCATGGAGCACACCGTTTGCTTCCAGCGAGCGGAAATATGACAGAATGTCCGCCTGAAACAGTTTCCGACCATCCTTGCTGTTTGGAATTTTGCCATTGTAATACAGCACTCCCCGGTTGTTGATTTCCGTGCAAATACTGTACAGAATTCGGATGATTTTGTTTTTGCTCATTGCATAGGTGTGATCCGCAGTGAATGTGGTCAGCGTGTTGATATCCTTCTGGATCAGGACGCTGTTGCCGCCGACCGGCGACGGAATAAATACCATCTGCCCGGATTTCGCGTATTCGATCTGCTGAGAGGTCGTATATCGTTCATCCACATCGACCGCGCCGGCGTATTTCGTATTTGTCAGGCTTTCGGTCAGAGCACAGGCTGCCGTGGCTCCGGCGACATAGGCAGTGGCCATTTCTTTGGTCACGTGCGTTCCGTCTTCAAGAATAACGCCGTTTTTTACAGAAATCGCGCCCTCAAAGTCTGCCTGAGAGTCGGAAACCACTATCTGCAGATATTTACCTTCCTCCTGAATCATTCGCTTTTCGAACGCGACAAACATTGCCTTAATGTCCGTATCGCCGGCAGGACAGGCGATAGCGTTGACCGTCTGAAGCTCAATCTGGTTCAGAAAGTCGGCATAATCCGCGCTGGTCGCCGTACCGTCGGTACCGTTAACCAGTTTTGTTCCGGCGTTCACTGACAAAGCAGCGTCGCTGGCCGCCTTTGAATATTTGATCCAGCTGTTGTCAGTGAGACCGGTAATGTCAGCGGTGGTCTGCCTGTCGATTTCAATGGTGTCAAGCCATGTGACCACATCATATTTTCCGGTCTGGCCGACCGTGTTTTCAATCGACACGCTCAGCCGGTTGCCATACGTCCCCGAATATAGGGCCGTGCATACAAGGTTTCCAATTGTCGCCGCCGCTTTTGTGCCTGCGTTTAGCCGG